AAGCCTGCTGGAAAACTGGACGCCGAGCGATCAGCAGGCGTTCGCCAAGTTCCGCGACAAGCACTTCCCGGGCGAAATGAGCAGTCACGCAATCCAGTCGCTGGGCTCGGCCTGGAAAGATGGGCAGGCCAGTGCTGCGCCGTCATCGTCGCCCAGCGATCTGGTGAGCGCCCGGATGACAACCAAGGATCGCATCGAGTGGATGTCAAAGCACGACGTTGACCTATGGACTGACTGGATGGGCGACCCAAGCATCAAGTCTCACAACGTGGATGAGTGGATGACTGAGAACGGCGTTCCGACGCACAAGTCATCTGCTCCGAATCCCGCCGCCCACCTGACCATCCCCGGCGCGCTGGAGTGGGATGGTGATAATGGTACTCACAGTGCGGACGGTGAGTCGCATGCTCATGGTGAGTCCGCTCCGGCCTTGGCTGTCGTAGACGAATCTGACGACGGGCTGTTTATCGAAATCCTTTATGGCGAAGACGGAAGCCCGCTGCGTCGCGGTGACAAGCTTTACGGACGCCCATCGGATCGTGGCTACGTCTCGAAGCTGGCCTATGAGGCTGCGCAGAAAGAACGAGACGACCTACGCATCCAGCTGACCAACACCGAACAATCGCGCCGCTCGTTCTTCGACTTGAGCCAGGATCTGGAGAAGAGGCTGGCATCCCTGAAAGCCTTCGCTGACGAGCTGATCGTTGCCGGTTTCGAGGGTGCAAGTCTCGACGGTGGCGACATCCAAGACATCGCCGTAAAGCATGGCCTGTTGCAGATCGAAAAGCGCACCGAGGAATGCGGCGAAGTCTGCGCCTGCCGTGAATATGGGTTCCCTGCTGAGTGCTACCGCAAGACCGATCTGCTCAAGCCAGCCGACGAGCCAGCGCTCGAGCCTGAATCCTACCCGTGCTGGAGCTGCCAAGCCCCTGTGACCATGGCGAACCGAGCCGACGCCGACGGCAATTGTCCGCACTGCGAGGCTGAGCTTGACCTTGAAGACTGGCCGGCCGCCAAAGGTGACGATGCGGGCGGCTGCGGCTATGAAATTGGCGACTGGCAATGCCGTGAAGGCGGGTATCTCTGGTATGCGGGCGACGGCGAGGGCTATGACCCGGAAGACTGCACGCACATTTGCCCGCACTGCCGCACCAAGGACTACCTGGAGTCGGCCAAAGAAGAAGCTGAGTCGTGCAGCAGCTATTCCAACAACGGCTCCGACGGCACTGGCCTGGATATCTGGACTGCTGCTGAGAAGTTAGCACTGGCCGCCAACCATCCGGCCGCCTGTAAAGCGCTTGCCGAGATTGGGCCTGTATCGGCGCTGGATGCTGACGACGTAGTGATCTGCAACACGCAGCAGGTTGGCCTGGATCAGGCTGCGAAGGGTGGCGAGCAATGAGCCGCATGGAGCGCGTTACGGCAGATTCTTTCATCCATAAGACTGTAAACGTCGGCGGCCAGCGGATTCGCACTATGGTGCGCCCGGGTAGCAGCAAACTCTTGCCGCTTCTGGTCTTCAATGGCATTGGCGCCAGTATCGATCTGGTCATGCCTTTCATTGAGTCGCTAGACCCCGATCTTGAGGTCATCGCTTTCGATGCGCCCGGGGTTGGTGAGTCTCCCGCGCCGTTCTTTCCCTATCGATTCGATGGGCTGGCCCGCACCGTCGCCAAGATGCTGGACGTACTGGGATACGACGATGTGAGTGTAATCGGCGTGTCTTGGGGTGGCGCCCTTGCTCAGCAGTTCGCCCACGACTATCCAGACCGGTGCAAGAGACTGATTTTGGCGGCTACTGCCATGGGAATGTTCATGGTGCCGGCCTCGCCGAGCGTGATCCTCAAGATGGCCAGCCCACGCCGGTATCTAGATCCTGAGTACGCTGCGCGGATCGCGCCAGAGATCTATGGCGGCATGTACCGCACCAATCCAGAGCTGTGCAAGGCGCTCATGGACCGCCCGAAGAGCCCGAACACGACTGGGTACTACTACCAGCTATTCGCGGCAATGTACTGGACCAGCATCCACTGGCTGCACCGGTTGACGCAGCCGACCCTGATCCTCGCGGGAAGTGATGACCCGATCATCCCGCTGGTCAATATGCGCATTCTGGCAAGCCTCATCCCCAACTCGCGCTTGACTGTCATCGACGACGGCCACTTGTTCCTGGTCACCCAGGCGAAAACCGTTACCCCGCAAATCACCGCCTTTCTCAAGGAGTGAGTCAAATGTTGATTGGATGGGTTCAGCGCCAAAAGCGCAAGTTTTACGAGGCGTTAAGGCATGGCTGAGAAAATCTCCGTCAACTGCCAGGCCAAGCTGTCCGAGGCTATCACCGCACTTAGCGCAATGTTCCGCGACAAGAAGTTCGTCGTCGTGTCGCTGCGCCCGGGCAAGGATCGCACCCTGGATCAAAACGCGCTGTGGTTCGCCTTTTACAAGCGAATTGCCGAAATGACGCAGATCGGCGACCCGGCAGACGCCCGTCGCTACTGCAAATTGCACTTCGGCGTACAGATCCTGCTCAACGATGACCAGGAGTTCCAGCAGGCCTGGTATCGGGTCATGCGCCATCTGCCTTACGAGGAAAAGCTTTCCATGATGGGCGATTGCAAGTTGTTCGGGCCTGATGGCTTCCCTGTGACTAGTCTGTTCAATCGCGCCCAAGGCATTGCCTTCACCGACCGCATCGTCGCCGAGTTCACAGCGCAAGGCGTGTTTTTCGGTGATCTGCTGAGCGAGGTGGCGGCATGAGTATCTGGACAAAGATCAAGCTGTACGCAGAGAAGAAAGAGCGCGAGCACTGGCTAGAAACACGCTACTCGGACCAGAAGTGCCCCCACTGCGAAACCTGGCAGGGCAACTGCGGCGGGTGGAAGGGTGAGCAGCCGAACGAGCCCGACGGAATGCACGACAAGCTTCAGTGCGGGAAATGCGGGCAATGGTCGACGTGGTTTGCAGGCGCGCCCGTCCTGATTCTTGTTGATCCAAAGCCAGCGGCGGAGGTTGTCGCATGAGGTCGGCCATCATGGAGAAGAAGGCGCCAAAGCCAAAGGTCTGCAAAAACCCAGCCTGCAAAACCTCGTTCGTCCCGCAGCGCCTCGGGCAAGCCGTCTGCAACTACGCCTGCGGCCTGGCCATCAAGGACGTGAACCAGGAGAAGGCGCGCAAGGCTCTGGTCGACGTAGGCCGCAAGGAGGTCAAGGCGCAGAAGGAGAAACTGAAGTCGCGCGGCGAGCACATGCGCGAAACGCAGATCGCCTTCAATGCCTACATCCGACTGCGCGACCAGATGGCCGGCCACGCCTGCATATCCAGCGGCAAGCCATTGGACTGGAGCGGCAACGCAGTGGATGCAGGGCACTATCGCAGCGTCGGATCGGCGCCTCACTTGCGATTCGATGAGCGCAACTGTCACGCCCAAAGCAAGCAGGACAACCGATTCCTTTCCGGCAATGCCGTGGACTACCGCATCGGCCTGATCGCGCGCATCGGCCTGGAAGCTGTCGACGCGCTGGAAGCTGATCAGTCCGTCCGCAAGTACACCGTCGATGACCTGAAAGCCATCAAGGCCCACTACCGGGCGCTGGCCCGTGAACTGAAGAGAGCGACAGCATGATTACTGGATTCGATGTGATCGTTTACGCGCTGGGGTGGGTCGTCCTGATTCACTTCGGCTGGAAGGCTGGGAAGGTGTTCTCCCGTGTGATCTGGGCATTCGTCTGCGGATTCAGTATCTGCCGATGGACCCTCAGCATGAGACGCCAACACAGCAAGCCGCGTTTTGTTGGTCCGGCATGGCTGGCGCTGTTCTTCTGGAGCGCTATCGACTGCCTCAGAAAGCCTACCCCGACCATCAGCACCCGCTGGGGTGTATGGCATGACGTTGGCAACTGGACGGTGTTCCCGCCGAAGGTGACGCCATGACCCGCCGCCCATCCATGTTCCAGCAGCCAGCGCCATCGCCCTGGTACGTCAACAAAACCAACTGCACCGAGTGCGGCAAGTCTCGCGCCTCGGGCAGCCATGCGAAGTGCAGCCGGGCGCGGCAGATGCGGTTTGCGGGGGAGAACAAGTCGTGAAAGTCCCCTGCCCTGTCAGCCCGCACCACTACACCAGCCAATTCAGCACCTACCAGGATCTCTGGTGCCACGACTGCCGCAAGTTCCACCCGTGGCCGCTGAAGGATGATCAAGCCCCGCTGATCACGTCGAATCGGGACAAGCGAAAAAAGTGATGGCATTCTGATTATTACGGTCCCTACAGAGGGACTGTATCGGATATGATAGCGCGCGTAGGCAAACAAACAGGGAGTGGACCCATGAAGGCGCACGAATTTCTAGGAAAGGCCCAGGCTCTGATGCTTGAGCGCGGGAAGCAGTACGACAAGCCAGAAGGCGAGCGCAGCATGGGAACTGCCGTGACTGCATTCAACACCATCACCGGACAGTCACTAACCGAGGCCGAGGGGTGGTTGCTGCTCCAAGTGCTGAAAGACGTGCGCCAGTGGCAGAACCCGGCCAGTTACCACGCCGATTCCGCTGAAGACTGCGTAGCCTATGCCGCGCTCAAGGCTGAAGCCCTGGCGGGTGCCGACCAATGAAGGCGAAGGCGACCCCTGAGCAATTCCGAGAAGCTCTCGCCACTATGACTGTGGAGCAGGCCGCCGCCCACTTCGGCATGCACATACGCACAGCATTTGCGCATAAGGCCAAGCTGGCCCGCCAAGGCTGGAGCCCTGAGCACGACATGACCAAGACCGTCCCGGATGGATTCCACCTGAAGGGCACGTCGACGCTGTACAAGGATGGCGAGGCCGTCATTCAGTGGGTGAAGACCAGTATCAACCACGAGCGACAGCGCGAGCTGATGGTTGCAGCCTGTGAGGCGATGGCCGCCGAACTGCCGCAAGTCGATCCGGTAGCATGCCCAGCCGCAACTATGTCCAGCCTGATGGCGGTCTATCCAATTGGTGACGCCCATATTGGAATGAGAGCCTGGGGTGAAGAGACCCAGGGCGACAGCTGGGACATGACCGAGGCCGTCCGCGTCCAGTGTGGCGCAATGGCTGCCCTGGTTGAGCTGGCCCCAGCCGCCGAGCAGGCAGTGATCATCAACTTGGGCGACTGGCTGCACGCCGACAACATGGAAGGCATGACCAGCCGCTCGGGCCACGTAATGGACCTGGACGGCCGTTACGCCAAGATGATCGACGTGGGCATGATGGTAATGCGCCAGTGCATCACCTCGGCGCTCAAGAAGCACAAGACCGTTCGCGTCATCAACGTGGTGGGCAATCACGACGACACCGGGGCCCTCTGGATGTCCGTCG